ATCCACGTATTCCTTCGCTCCACACAACCACACACACACACACACACACTTACACTATGGCACCTCTACCACAACTGAGGTCACCTTCATTAGCGTATTACCACGCACGACGAGCACGCACCACTCCTTTGCGTCGCTTAACCAACCTAGCAGTTCCGACAAGAATCGGAGTTCCAAGCCAGCCTGGCCGTTCCTACAACCCGGACACATGCCCACCCTTAGACATCTATGGGCCGATTATTGAGGATCACCTTCCAGTGGTCCCCTCTAAGACAATTGCGAGCATGATGGCCGCGTTAGACAAGCGGTGTAACTACCGCACTGATGCCCGTTGCCATACGGACATAACGGCAGCCAGTTTTCACTTACTGGACAGGCTGGTTCCTAAACCTTTGGAACCGATAGAGTATTCAGGAGACCTGTTTAGATCTTGGGTAACCCAGTTCCCTCTTGCCAAGCGCGTCAAACTCGAGAAAGCGCATTTGTTGATTAACGAAATCACTAACAAGCAATTTTCCGACAAGGAAGTTTTCGTTAAGATGGAAGCACTTCTCAAGCGCCATGACAAGAATTGGGCCCCACGGATCATAAATCAGTCCTCTGACCTCCACAATGCACTGCTAGGGCCAATAATGCAACTGTGCACCCGTCGCATGTTTAAACACATGGACGTTGCCACTTCCCCTAATGACATTAATTTCATGGGAGCTTACAAGAAAACGAGTGAACAAATTGTCGACCATATGTCTGGCGGCAATGACCAGTCAGTGTTTTTAAGCGCTGATTTCACCTCGAATGATAGCTCTCAGGTTAAAGATGTTCATATGTTGGAAGTGGCTTGGTTGCGCCGTTTGGGTGCTCCGCTTTGGGTTACCAGTCTTATGTTAGTTGCCAACGCTTATACTATTAAGTCGAGGTCCTATCGCATTCGTATGCGGATAGTTAATCAACTAGCGACTGGTTCCCAATCTACAACGTTCCGCAATTCCATGTGGAACGCGTCAATTGCGGAAGCGTTCAGCATTCACGTTGGCAGGGTCGGCGTATCCTGCATCCTTGGTGACGATAACGTCATGCGGATCGACAAAGCTCGGGGTTCCCTCAAGTTTTACCGCCGGTCTTACGATCACGTGTGCAAAATGGCACGTATGGTTGTAAAGGTCACGGCCAGTAGACTTTTGGAGGGGAATTCTTTCCTGTCCCGACACTTTGCGCGAGTTCCACGTGGCGTAGTGATGGTTCCAAATCTCGGCAAGGCGCTTGCGCGCTTCAATATCTGCCCTGTTCCTGTTGCTGACCCGTCTTTGTACATGGCGGGTAAAGCATTGAGTTATGCATATGAGTTTAGGCACTTTCGAGCGCTTAGCAAATTGTATGCAGCCAGGTTCGCCAGGGAGATGAACGGTAGAGATTTGGAACAACTCGATACCAGTGGGGTGAGTTGGAACGTTAGGGGTTTGTTTCTCCGTCTTGGCATCGGTGGTGTCTTGGCTGAGGTGTCGAACCCCTCCAAGGTAGCTGATGCTGCCGATTTTACTGCGTTCACTCACCCCATTTGGGGCATAACCGCTATCGAGTATTACTATGCTGCGGTCCGCGTCATCATGGGTGTTGACAATGTTGACAGCTCTTGTCTGCGTTGGTTGACGCTAGAATGGATGTGATCCACAACATTTGCCCGGTGTAAGCTGGATGGTCGTCTGGAGACATTACCAG